GCCAAATGCTCCATAAGATGTTGGGCCGACTCAGCAGCATTGCGCCGGTCTTCAAGGCCCGGGCGGACAAACAGGACCCCCAGTCGCTGGCGAAGACCGAGGTGGTGAATAAACTCATCAAGGCGCTCGATGAGAAGCTGGACCAGCCCTCGCGGAGCTGGGAGCTGCTCTGGTGGATGGCGATTGGCGGCGTGGCGTTTGAATACGTCCCGTGGGTCAAGGACGCCACCATGGAACCGCTGCCCCGGTTCGATGAGGAGACGAATGAGCTGCAGTGGACCGATGTCGTCTCGAGCGAGACGATTCCCGAGTCCATCCGGCAGGAACGCCTTCTCCAAGGCGCTCCGAAAGAGCAGTTCGTCGTGGTCGAGGACATGGTCCTCGCTGGAGATGTCGGCAGTGAGATTCTAAGCCCCTTACAGGTCTTCGTGGACGCCTCGGTGCGGTCGCTCAAGGACCTCTCGCCTGATCAGGCCGTCTACATCGCCAAGATTCGCACGGCAGGATGGATCAAGGCGAATTACGCGGTCAGCGAGACCACGCTGGACAACCTCAAGGACGCACAGGAGGTGCGGATTCTCAGCACGGACCTGAACTCCCTCGGCGCTCCCACGGGCGCGGTCCATCTTCAAGATTTGATTCCCCGCGTGCAGGGGAGCCGGAAGAAGGACGACCCGGATCTCGCGGTCGTGGTGGAACGCTATCAACCCATCTCGGACGAGCATCCCCGAGGTCGCTATTCCGTGTTTGTCCCCGGCGAGGAAGTGCTGCTGGATGGCGACAACCCCTACGAGTCGATTCCGCTGGTCGATTTTCACTGGTCCCCGACGACGGTCAGCTTCTGGAACAGCGACTACATCTCGGACTTGATCCCGCCCCAACGCTTCCTGAATAAACGCCTCTCGCAGTTGGGCGAGCAGTCCAATGCGTCCCTCTACGCGAATGAACTCCTCGGGCAGGGCATCAAACGGGAAGACATCCCGGCGGACTATCCCGCGCCTATTGAAAACGGCCTCAATGAGCAGGGCGTGAAGATGATTCAGCGCCGGGAGCCGCCGCAACTCCCGACCTGGTACATGCCCTCCATCGACCTGACCGTGAAACTCATGCGGGAGATTGGCGGCGGCGTCGATCTCTTTCAGGAGCAGAAGTTCCCCGGCCAGTTGCGCGGCCCCATGGCCGTGCCCATGCTGCAGGAGATGATCGATACCCAGTGGGGGTGTCTTTACCTGCATATCGGGGCGCAGATGGCGGCGGTGAAGGATATGCGGGTGAATCGGGTGAAGCAATACTACCCGCCCTTCCGCACCCTGCACTATACCGACCGGTCCATGCGGGATGAGGTGTTTATCTTCCAGACCTCCGAGATTCTCCAGTCGGGCACCGATTATTCCGTCACGGTCGAGCGCGGGAGCCTTATTCCCGAGTTCCGCGCCCTCCGGGAAGCCCGCGTGCGTGAGCATCTCCAGTCCCCCCTGAGCGTGCTCTACATGGACGAGCGCACGGGGAAGATCGACAAGGAGAAGATCGCCGCCGACCTCGAAATGGGGGATCTTGGACGGGAAAGCAAAGAGATGACCTACCGGAAGCTGGGCATGGCCCTGGTTGAGCGTCTCTGGCAGGGAGAACGGCTACCCGATCACCTCCCCATGCCCTTCTGGAACCTCCGCGTCATCATGGATGAACTGGAGTCCCAGATGGCGACCACGGAGTTCCTCTCCGCCTCCCCGGAACTCCAACAGGGGTTCGTGGCCTTCTGGAATCGCTGCCGACAACTCCTCCTGCAAGCCTCAGAGCGACGAGCGCAGGGGATGCAGCAATCACAGGTACAGGGGGCCGTGGCGCAGGCCACGCAGCAAGCGGCGGCGAAAGCGGCGGCGGAAGCCGTGGATATGGCGCTGGATCAGGTCACCGCCGCCGAGCAGGTCGCGCCCCAAGCCCCGCAACAACTCATGCAAGCCTTCGCCCAGCAGCAGCCCGGGCCACGCGGACCGCAGTAATGGCGACCCGTATCGATATCAGCGGTATTCCCGAGATTCTGCGTCTTCTGGGGAGCGCCCCTGAGACCCCCCCGCAGGCCGCTCGACGGCGTGAGATCTTTGGTGACGAGGAGGTCGTGCGCGGCGAGATGCCGCTCAGTCCGGGTTCCCTCCTGGGCGTGGCCCGCCGTGTTCCCGACTGGCTGCGCCGGATCAGGCAGACGCTAATGGCCCCGCAAGCGCGTCCCTCTACTGCCCGCACCGGCAATGTCTTACAGCAAACGGTACTAAGTGACGACCCCTCACTGGTAAGCCGGCGTGCCTTTTTCACTGATCCGTTGCAGTCAATCGTTGATGCTGGTCGGTCCCTGGGGGAACTCGGAGGACCGGAAGGCGTACCCCGGTGGAGTCGGCGATTCGGACCATACCCCTGGCACGAAGAGCTTGAACGAGCCCAGGATGTAGTGAAGCGAATCGATGCCGTTGTCTCGGACCGTTCAGGAATACCGGGAGACATTGAATCAATCGGTCGAATCTGGTCTGACCAGGCCCTCAAGGACGCCGCCAAGGCCGCTGGAGAAAGCTACGAGGAAGCAAAATCCGGTGCCCGTCGTCGCGAACTTGAGCCCGGTCCTGTCGCGAAGACCGCCGAGGGCGTTAGGCGTCGCTTTGGACGCCGGAAGCGACCGTAATGGCACAACGACAGAAGCCGGCCCCGCGCCCGAAGGACCCACCAAAGACGTGGATCAAGGGGGCCATCCGCCGCAAAGGGGCGTTCAGTCGGAAGGCGGACGCGGCCGGGGAGAGCACTGCCGCCTACGCAGATCGGGTTCTCGCCAAGGATTCGACCGCGTCCACGCGCACCAAGCGGCAGGCGGTCCTCGCACAAACACTAAGCAAGCTCAGAAAAAAATGACCGGATGCTGCCTAGACATCCGTGTGATGTCTGCTACACTCATAAAAGATTAGGGCGTTTGCCCTAAGACTGCCTGAGTTTACTCACGGCGAACACGTTCGAGGAACACCGCCCATGCACTCGTCGGCAGACGAACACGCGGACGGCGACTCATCGAGCACTCGAATGAGGTGAAAGATGGCAGAGGACGTCGAGAGCATTCCCGTCGAAGGCGGGGAGGTAAGTGAACCCACAGGAGACGGCGACACCAGCACAGGACAATGGCCCGCAGAGGTTCAGGCCGAATATACCAAGAAAACCCAGGCGCTTGCCGAAGAGCGAAAAGCGTGGGAGGCCCATCGGTCCCAGGAACACCAGCGATTGCAGCAGTACCAGAACCAGTTGGCCCAGCATGGTCATGCCCAGCAACAGGCCGCGCAACAGGCGAGCCAACAGCAGGCACACGAGCAGAACGGGTCAATGCTCGATCAATTGCGAAAGATGTCGTACATTGACGGGAATACTGCCGCACAGCTGATGGAACGGATCATCAATGAAGGGCTTACCCCGATGCACCAGCAGCAACAGCAGCGCGATCAAGCACTGTCTATGCTGGCTCGTGAGAACAAAACGCTGAAAGCGGCGATGGAGCAATCGCAGGGAAAGCAGGCCGAACAGGACCTCACCACGAAGTATGCGTCAGTTCGTGATCAACATGGACTTCCCGACAACGAACACATCAATAGGTTGCTCAAGGATGTGTATCTCTCGTATACCGACTGGGGTGAAAACAGCACGGAATACGGCGAGAAGATCGGGAACCGTGTAGAGGGGTTGCGAAAGACGTTCCGGGAGATGGACCGTGAGGCCGCGTTGAAGGCGAAACAGTCACCGTTCCCGTCACGGGGCGGCGAATCCTCGCTCACAAGCGGAAAGACGGGTGGGTATAAAACCCCCGAGGAGCGCACCAACGAACTGTGGCCGATGTTGAATCCTGGGCAGACGGAATAAACGCCGCCCTCCTGCGTAGTGGCAGCAGGCCACACATAGGAGCGTCATGGCGAGTACCACTGATGTTATCGAAGCACTGAAATACACCTACGGGGTCGATCAGGTCCTCCACCTCGTCAACCAAGAGGTTGTCTGCTGGAATATGTTCCAGAAGATGGCGAAACCGGTTGGCGGGCGTGGGCAATTCATCATGCCGATCATGGTGAAGAACCCCGGTGCGTGGACGGGGCTCGCGGAAGGGGGCACACTTCCGTCAAATCTCGACCCAGACACCACCGAGGCAACGTTCTCCCTCACGGAATTTGCGGGTCTCTACAATATGTCTTGGAAACTGCTCCAAGACGCCCGGAATTCAAAGTTTGCCTTTCAGACCGCCCTCAAGATGATGGAGGCGGGGTTCAGGCGACGCGTCCTGAAGCTCCTCAATGCCGATCTCATCTCGGACGGGTTGGGTAAACTCGCCGTGTTGCCCGCAGCGGACAACGACACCACCATTACGGTCAACGCGCTCCCCAGCGTGGACTTGGGCCTCGTGGTTGATGTTATGGACGCGAGCGACAACAACACCAAAATCGGGGACTCCCGCACGGTCACGGCGATTGATACCGCCAATCGGACCATCACCATTAGTGGGGCGTCCTTGAGCGGCACCGCCGCTGGGGACTACTTTGTCATTCAAGACACCGTAGCGACCGCTTACTCGTATCACACCAACGGACTGCTGGGCATCATTGACAATGCGGATCCGCCGGCCCCCAAGGGTGATTTTGGTGGGATCGACCGGGGCACCGCCGGCAATGAGTTCTGGGAATCCGTGGTGCTGGACAATAGCGGGACGAATCGGGCGCTCACCGAAGACCTCATGATGCAGCTTGAGGACAACGTGCGCGAAAAGGGTGGGGCATCCTTGAACACCTACCTCTCGAATCTGGCCGTGGTGCGTCGATACCATGAACTCCTGCGCGAAGACACTTACTTCGCGATGGGATCCCCGAAGCAGTTCGACAGTGGCGTGGGCGTGGGCCGTGAAGGCGGTGCCCAGCAGAAAGGCAAGGATGGCGGCGACGGACGCACCATCTATCGCTTCTCTGGAAAACCCTGGCACGTCGATCCGTACTTCGCGGCAAACACCATCATTGGGATGGACACCAAGCACTTCTACATCGGGCATGGCGAGAATGCGGTGCCGCGTCCGGTGTCGGAAATCTTCGATGGCACACCGTTCTTCCGTCAGACCTCCAACTCGACCTTCGAGGTCGCGTGGTACTGGCAGGGCGAACTGCTGAGTGACAACCCAGCAGCGGGGGCCAAGATCGAGGATGTGGC